GGTGTCTTCAAAGCCTTTAGTGAGGAACTCTTTCTGCGCGGTTGCGCGGCGGAAGGTTTGAGGCACGTTCGGATCGTGTACGAAAACAGCGTAGTTCGCCGTGTAACCCACTCGCCCCGTCAGTCGAACGCCGTTGTTTATCAACTCCCGATACTGGCTATTAAGCAGCGTTGAGGTGTCGATCGGGGTGTACAACGCAGCCTGTGAGCTGCCGATTATCATTGCTGACTGTAGCGCCCTGGCGACCTTGCGCCCTTTCACGTCGTTGATAATGCGGTTGAGCCCGGCTTTCGACTGCTTAACGCCGCGTACTTTGATGCCCATGGCTACACTCCCGTCAGGATGGCGTAATCATCCGCAAGGCGCTCGAACGTATCGGCATAGCGTATAACCTGCCGCACCTCGTCGGCACCGGCCACAACCGGGTCGGATTCGGTCGAAACGCCAATCAGCAAGTAATCACCCGCAGCCGCCAGCGCGAACTCGCTCCAGACGGTATTCTTCACGACGATTTCAGCGCCCAGACTGGCTAACTTCTTACTGAGCCCGCCCTCGTAATCGCAGAGGATTTGCTCAGGTTCGGCATAGCCAAGCGGATCGCCGTATTCGTCATTTCCTTCCAGTTTGCGCCAGATGGTCGCCGTGGCTGTATATGACCAGTTCGCTACCGATGACATCAGCCCTCCTTCCAGCGCAGCACCTTCGCGCCAGTCGCCCGGATGCGCGGGCAGTTGATGAACCACTCGCCGTCCGATTTCACGTATCCGGTAGTCTCCCGCCCGGTGTCAGTTTCGACCCATACGCGAGTGAGCGGCTTCGGCTTGCCTTCCGTCACTGATTTGTACTTCATCAGCAGCCTCCGACCACCATGAACAGGCCGACGCTATTACCGGCGCTGATCGGCAACTCACCGGTGCAGCCGCTGGTATCGAGACGGGCCAGCGAGTCGCGCAGCCATGTGATACTGTCGTCGCCATAATCAAACGAACGGGAAGCGCCAGAAGGCGCACCCTGCGATTTTATGCGGCGCGCGCCGGAGGACGTAGCCATAAGCGCGGCGGCGTACATCAGGATCAGCTTCGCGGTGCATTCGTCGTAACCCGCGCCATCGAGGCACGGGATAATCTTGTTCACCACGCAGATGATCGGCTCCAGCAGCGCGCCCGGAATGGAGTAACCCAATTCACCGAGGAACGCCTGCACGTCTGCCGCTGTGATTGGGTCAGCCATGGTTATTTCGCCTTCTTGATTGCTTCCGCCAATGCTGCTTCGGCTTCGTCAGCGCGTTTGGTTTCTGCTGCCAGTGCGTCGGCGTGAGCCTTGTCTTTAGCTTCACCATCGGCGATTAGCTTTTGGTTCTGCTCCAGTGCGTCGGCGAGTTGCTTTTGAAGGGCCGTCAGATCTGCCGCAGGAGCGGAAGGAGTAGCCACTTCGAAGGTAAGCTTCTCGCCTTTCTTCTTGTCGGTCTCCTTCGCCTTGCCAGTGCTGATCCAGCGCTCAGCTGTTGCATCGTCCACATCCACCACTGAACCAACCTCTAGCTTGCGGAGGTTGGCACCGGCGTGCAGGTTGCTTGCCACGATTTCTACCAGTGCCATGATTTATCCTTAGCTTGATGCGTGAATTACGGAGTATTTGTTGTTGATGTCCTGCTTGACCATCAACCCCATTGCACCCCAGGTGCGCCAGATGTAGTCGCTGTTGTACTCAGGACGCGGAGATGCAACGGTACCGATAGCCTGGCCGACGATTGGAGCAATGACGCCAGCAGACAGCGGAACGATGACGATTTCGTTACCTGACAGTTGGCTGTCTTCTTTAATCGCCGCAACGCCGGTCAGCTTCAGGATTTCATCCATGATCGTTCCGGACTGGAAGTTGTCGGAGAAGTAGCGTTCCAGGTTGGAGATGATTTCGCCGGATACATACCAGGTCTGCTCTGCATACTGGTTGTTTACGCGACGCATTTGATCACGCAGCGCGATTGCCCCGGCGCGGATAGCCTGAGACGTTGCTGTGCCAGAGGTGAAATCGATGTTAAGGCCGGAAGCCCCTAGGTCGATCTGTGCTACACGCTCATCGTCACGCAGCCCTTTCCAGGTCAGGCCGTCGAATACTGCAAAGTTGCCAGCCTTATCGCGGAAGCCGTTGAAAATGTAGTCAACGTAACGACGCTGAACGTCTTCTACAGAACCGCGCTGAGCATCCGACTGCGACTGCAATGCCTGCGGGCTGTTGAAGATGGGATCACGCCATTCGAACTTAAAGCCAGAGTCGTGGATAGGCACCATGGTGCCATCGAAGGAATAGCTACGAGCATCGAGTGCCGCGCCGACCTGTCCGGACATGGAAGTGTGAGCCCAGCCGCGGCCACCGGTACGAGCGTAGTCGTAACGAGACTGTTCGATTCGAACGGAGCGAGAAAGCGGCATTAGATCGTTCAGCAGAGTGAACTCGGTATTCGGCTCGAACTGCTGAAGAACAGTTGTGTCGAAAGCGCGATACAGGCGACGAATATCGTCAACTGCGTTCACCGCATCGAGATAAGGAGCGTTTTCTGCATCGCCACGGAACTGAGTGCGCGCCAAGAAATCCGCTGCTGCCTGAGCACTGGCGTTTCGCTCAATTTCAAGAGCGCGCCATTGCGCCTGATTTACCGCGAGGTTACCGGTCTTTTCACCGATAGACTTGGAGAATACAAACATTCAGTGCTCCTTATTTGAACACAACGCGAATCAGATCGCCCGCCACCGCAGTGACTGCTTTATCTTCTTCGACATAAGCGAATACGGCGGCATCATCTACAACCGCAGTGATCTGACCGTTGGCTACTGCAACCGGCTGGCCTTTGGTGTAAGTGCCCGCTGCTGCTCGCACATTTAGGAACATGCCAGGCAGCGGATGAATACCAACAACCAATTCATTGGCTGGGATTGCGTCATCAACACTCAGGCAGCGCAGGTAGTCTTTGTTTGCCACATACTTGATGGCGGATTCTGCCCCGACCACAGAGGCCGTGAACTTGTCAGCAGTACTGAAGAAGCCAACAGTACCAGGCAGAGTCGATGCAGCCGCCCCGCCTTCACGGTTAAGCAGCGGATTAGGGAACACGCCGCCGGCGTGGATAATATGCTTTCCGTCTTTAGCCATTTTTTACTCCGGCATTTCGCTGACTGATTGGGTGTTGGTTGCCTGATGGCGGAATGCACCGTTCAGGCCGAAAGATGTCTGGCACTTGGCGTACATGGCGTCGAGCGCCTTACCGTCCAGATCCGCGACTTCGGCGTCGCTCATGTTCATCGCCAGCTTCACAGCCGCGCGCTTTTCGCCTTTCTCTTTATCGGCGTTAGCGCTCAGGCTGTTGAAAACGACGTCCACGCGATCGGCGAGTTTCTGCGCCCACGCTGGCATCTCTTCGTTATTGGCGGCCTGCTCTTTTTTCTTGGGCTTGCCGGTTTCCGGGTCGATTTCTTCATCGCCTTTTTTCTTGGCGATGGCTTCTTCGGCCTTCATCTGGTTGTATGCGTCCATCAGCTCGGCGTCGGACTTGCCTTCAGTCGGCTTACCAGCGGCTTGCAGCGCATTGATAATCAGTTCTTTCATCGGATCGTTCTCTCCGTTGGTTTTAATCTCGTACTCAGGTTGTTTGCGCACGACTTCTACAGGTTCGCCGACGAATTGGGCCTTGCCGTCATCGTCGATGATGTACTTCTGTTTGAAATAACGGGAATCATCCCGGTATACGAAGGTGTCAGGCCATACCGACTCTGGCCAAAGCCAGTTGTCATCAGATCGACCCTCTCGCAGCTTTTCACTGATTGCGCGCTGGATGTCGTCGAAGGAAAAGTTGGAGGCATTGGTAAAGAAGAATTTGGTTTTGTTGATCAGGCCATCGCGGGTGCAGTCGATTCCGTCAGCCAGGCGGGCAACTTCGATCTGCTGCTCATCACCTTCTGAGTTAACGAAGATGCCCACGCCCTCCTCCGGCGTACCGGCTCCGGGCTCATCAAGCAACACCGCCACATGGTCAAACATCATGTTTGTGGCGATCTCGTTGTACTTCTTGCCCTTCGATTCACCATTAGCAGCGATGCCGGAATAGAGCAGTCCTGTGGAGATGTGAATCGGGTCAGAGTTGATACCGGCCAGCATCTCATCCAGGCGGTTAATCAGACGCTTACCTTTCTCGCTGGATTCGGCGTACTGGCGGTTAACGTACATATCACCCGTCACTTTGCCGTCTTTGTGGCTGACGTTCTGTAGCCAGGCGCCGACGTGGTATTCGTTCACCGCCCTGACATCGCGCGCCGATACATGCTTGCCGTCCACTTTTGGGTGGCCCAGCGGCATCGGGTTACGTTCAAGCGTGTTGTAGGCCTTTTCGATTTCTGCTGCCGGGTACAACTTCCGGTTCATCACGATATCGTCCACGACAGGCGTGATGCCGCGAACCACGATATGTGGCTTGCCGTCGATGGTTTCAGTGGTGATGTTTGAAGCGGAGTTGACGACGGTCAGCACGTTAACGCGGTTGCGCTTCATGCTGGGTCCTCATTGGTGGAATTCAGGCAGTAAAAAAAGGCCGCCGGGGCGACCTTTTAACAATTGATGGATTTAAACTACAAGAGCTTTGAGTGTAAGACTTTCAAAAAACTCGTTTGAATTTAAGGTCACTTCTTGAAGAGTGGCATCATAGGAGTGCTCAGATTTATTGCTGATGAGAGTAAATTTCAGCTTTTCCTTACTGAGGCTTATTAGGCGACTAATTTGCTCCCTATCAAATTCAGCCTCTTTACGAGTAAATACCAGCTTAATTTGTCCGTTGCCAACTTCAGCCACGTACTCAAAGAGAGAAAGTCTTTCAAGATTTATGGATTGTTGCTTACCATTGCCTACGTGAACAACTGTATTTTGGTCAATCATAAAACCTCCATATCATAAGAGGTTAAAGATTATTCCCATTTACTTGTCGATCCAAGACTTTCTTTCCCTCGCCAGCTTATCCGCCAGCCCTTCATTGAAGATGCTGCCGTCGTCGTTGAGCAGCACCGGAATCTGGCTGCAATAGCAGTTGTACCGGTTGCCGTTTTCAGCGTAGAAGTCCCGCACCTCTTCGGTGGTGTAGACCTTGCCGTGACGGCTGGCGTGCCAGGTGCGCGTCGTAGGTTTGAGCGCTGACAACCACAGTAGGCCGGTATTCAGCCCCAGCCGGTCAGCAGCCCAGTCGGTTTCGTTCCATTGCGCCTGCCGCAGCGCGCCGACCTGCTCAGTCTGAGCTATGGTTTTGGCCTTCGACATCGATACGTCAAGACGCTTGCTGATGACGCTGGCCGTCTCGCGTGGATTCACGCCGCGCGCTACCGCGTCGGTGATGATGCTGGTCAGGTCACCACGGGCTGAATCGCTGATGACCTTCCAGTCGCTGAACGTTGTCAGCCTCGCCGCAGAAATCTGGTTCAGATAACCGTGGCTGCTTAAAAGCTGCTGTAGCGTCGTCTGGCTGGCGTACACCTGAGACTGCTGCGAGAGGTTGTTGAATGCCTCCAGTGTGCCACGCTGAGCTTCTGCGACGACGTAATCCATTGCCCAGAGATTTTGCTCGCCACCTTCCAGCAGATAATCGTCGAGAATGCTCTGCACCGCTTCCAGCAGATCAGCAAGCTCCTGCGCCGACATGTCGTATATGAACTTGCCGGCGTTGACCTGGTAGAGCCGCATATCCGCGCCGTTGTCGTGGCACAGGAAATGCCAGTTATGGCTATTTACCTCACGCTCTCGCCCGGTCAGGCGCTGGTCGAACAGAGCTTTCAGCGCTACCTTTATCGCGTAATACCTATCCTCAATGTCGCGCTCCATCCTGCTGACGGACTTGCGCGACATTGTGGGATCAACTTTCGACCGCGGTATCACCGGACTTTTCGGCTTCTGATTCTGGGTCGGCCAGTGGGTCAGGCTTTGGCTTGTTGCCATCTGGCGGCACCTCGTCATCAAGTTCAGGCAGGGCTTGCAGTTCGCCCGCCGCGCGTATCTCATTTTCTGTGATAGCTGAGCGGCCAAACGCGTTCGTCGACTTCACGGCCACGTCCGCGAGCTTGTCCATGTTGGCAATCTTCTCTGCCTGGCTCGGTGCCAGTAGATCGGACCATCCGACGGTGATTTCCTCGCCTGCCGCTGGAGGAATAAAGCCAAACTCCCAGAATCGGGTAACGATGTCCGTTATCAGGTCCGTCAGGAAACCAGTTCGACGACTCATGCGGGTTTTGGCCCAGTCCTTCGCATCCTCAGTGCTGGCCCGTTCGCCCGTCTGCATGCCTACCAGTACTTTGACCGGGATCGGCACGGTAGCGCAAAACTCATTCAGAATGGTACGCCACGTCGGTTCAGGATCTGCCGCTGCAACCGAAAGCACGCTGACATCTCCCTCCTGCATCATCACCGCACTATCAGAGCTGTCGTTAAGGCGTCGCACCTGCCCATCAAGCGCTTCGGATAGCTGAGATTCAGAAACACCAAGGGCCTTAGCCAGTGCTGAGAAGTTTGTTTTGGCGCTGAAGTTGAAGTTGAGCTGGCGGCTGGCGTTTTTGAAGAAACCTTCAGCCGCACCGCCGGAGACCTTTTCGCTGTCCATGATTTTATGGAAGCCAGCAGCAAGCATTGATTCGCCAGAGTAGAGGCGTCCATCGTCTGACCCTTCAGCGAGGATAATTACGCGGTCAGGGTGGACGTTAATGATGCGTCCGGGCTGCCCTCCTGCCTGCTGTTGTACTGGGATTTCAGTAAACGAGTACATGGTGACGTCACCATACTTCTCGCTGCTCTGATCTTCGTTATATGTGACAGGCTCAATCTGTGCCTCCCACACCGGGATCAACTTAACTAACGCCTTTTCCTTCTGCCTGGCAGTAACTATCTTATCGACCGGCTTATCCCAGGTCCGGTTATCCTTTACCTGGATCAGCAGCGCAGAGTAGCGCCCCACTAGGTTTCGCTTGTCAGCGCCTTTAATCTGTTTCCAGCAACGCTTAAGCAGTTTGTTTACGCGCTTATCCCATTCCGTTTGCTTGGTGGCATCCTTCGTCTGGTCACCTTCGTAGACATCCGGGAAGTCCTCCCAGCAGCCATCAACCATCCGGTTAACCGCAGCATTGGCAATTGCATTACGGCTGTAGGCCCGGAAAAAGTCGTCGAACGTCAGGTTCAGTGGATAGCCAAACTCCTGGTAAAGTCGCTGGCGTTTCGTATTGCTGGTGCCATTAAACAGAGCGTTAACGTAGCGCATACGATCACGATCGAGGCTGGCATTTGCGGCAAATTGTTTGTTCATTTCGCTTTCGTTCACGGTTTCCTCCGTCAGCGCGAGCGCACCAACATGCCGGTGATTTTCTTTGGTGAATGCAGTACTCGGTAGCGGGTAGCATCCCAGTCGTGGTCTTCCTGCTGGGTATCTACGTCATCTGGGTTTTTGCTGTCGCGAACCAGCACGGGTATGCGGCTAATCCATCCTCGGCAATGCTCAAACACGTAAAAGGCAGGCTTCTCAGGTATGCCAGATTCCAGCTTCTTACCTTCAACTACAGCCTCAAGCATGTCAGCGAATACCGAGGCCCCGTTTACTCGCGAGCCAGGCTTCTTATTGGCTTCAAGCCATTCGACATCCTGACTTTCCATTTTCTGGCCGATCGACAACTCATCGTCACCGGTATTGAAAATGGCGCTATCAGCCGGTCCAGGGATAACTTCCGAGCATATTCCCGGAACAATGTTCAACTGGCCCTGCGTAACACCGTCTATTTGAATCTCTTCCGGCTCGTCGACGTCTTCGCCCACCAGCCGCTTGTCAATCCACGCCACGCCTTTCGCGACGTTGGTGGATGACATATTCAGGCCTTTGTTCAGCTCATCAGGCGGGCAGCCATACCATTCTCCGATCAGGATTATCGTCCCTGCCGGCGGGCAGAACTGTCGACCATCTGGCAGCTCGGCGGCAGTGCCATCAGCCTGAGCCCACCAGAGGTTAGAGAACGGCTTCGACTCGCCCCAGTCGTGAGAGCGGTCGACGGTCCAGCTATCCGGTATGCGGAACGGCTTAATGACGTGCAGCGCTTCATTCCACAGGTGGTCAAAGCGTCCGCCACTGGTCACATCCCAGGAGCCCTCTACCCACGCTTTGCGTCGGTTAGGGTCTTTAATAGCCATCAGGGTCGCGATGTACTGCGGGTCGAGGTACGGGTTCTCTTTGAACGATCCGTGGATGGCCACGCGGGTAAGCGTGATTTCCTCTTCTCGTTCTGTCTGGGGGTTGAACACCATTTGCCGGTCACGCTGCACGGTTCCGCGCGGCGCTGGCTCAATGAAGCGTTTCTTCACCCAAGTATGACCGATGCCGAATGGGTTGGTCGTGCTGAACGTCTCCAGCGGGATTGGCCTCAGTAACTTACCATTCTCCAGCGGGTAGTTTTCCGGCCTGAACGATGAGCGGCGGCAGGAGAACATCATTTCGTAGAACTCTGGAGACTGCTGTTTCGTCAGCTCGTTAAAGCCAATGAACGGGAATTCCTGCCCGTGGAAATCCCAGTAGTCGTCCGCCTCTTTGCCGAAGCGGAAGAGCAGCTCCTCGCCAGTAGGCCATACCCATCGCAATTCGCTCGCAGATGACAGATAGCGCGCACCGTCGTTGAACAGGCGAAACATACGCTTCGACTGAGTGATGATGTCGGCAAGGTTCTTATATTCGGTGTCGAAAATGACGCCGCGCCAGAACGAGCCATAACCCACGCCGACATTACGCCTGAACCTGGCTAACTGCGCAGCAGTTTTACCCGGCCCGCGAGTTCCTTCGAACAGAATTTCGTTACACGGGCAGCTCAGAGCCAGAGACTGCGATCCAGGCAGAGGCTTCCATACAGCTTTGTAATTCATCCACCGAGCACCCCGCCCTGTTGTTTCTGCGCTGCCGCTTCCCAGTCGTCCACGTTGTCACTGGTTGGCACCAGCATGACGTTATGCGTGACCTCTTTCGTTTCAGCCTTATTCTCGATGCTGTACGCCTCACGTTCGAGGCCGATCAGCGTCTTCAGGCTATCGCTCAGGTCTTTCATGGATTTAACACGGGAAGGGAGGCTGATTATTTTGTGGTACAGATCGTTGAGCTTATCCTGACCTTTATCGTCCTCACGGCGCATCAGATCACCGAGCATCTCAAGCGCGGCCACGTCGCCACACTCACCAGCCAGCTCATCGAATAGCATGTTTGTCAGTTCGCGAGCCCGGCGGATGTCTCCCCGGTGCTCCATGCGTACCGTGGCAATCACCTCGGCAGTCGCCTCTATCAGTACGCGCTCGGTCAAAGTGCTTTCGTTGCGTACCTGCTTGCGTACCTCCTGTTTGCGTACCAGATCGTCAGCCTTTTGCTGAATCTTCGCATTGAGGTCACGCGACCAGTCGTCACGCTTGGCGCGCTTGCGGATAGCGCCTTCACTGATACCGTGTTGTGATGCTATTTCTCGGAGGGACATCACTCCGGCCCGGTACGCCGTTTCGATGGCCTCCCAGTCCGGTTTGCTCATTCTTTACTCCGTTATCTCTTTACAGGCTCATACTTCAACTTCTGGCTAATGCCATACTTAACGATGAAGTTACCCACCTTTTGGTAATCAGGCTCGCACCGCATCATCAAGCAGAGCAGTGTCATCGTCTTGATGTAAACGGGAAGCCACCACCTGCTTTTGATTTCAACTGACAGTCTGCTCGTCGCCATTGGTGTCTTCCTCTGCTGGTACTGGCGTGAACTCCACTCGCTTCACATCGGCAGGAGCGAAGTAAAGCCACTCACCAGTCTCCGTCGCCAGCGGCACAAAGCCGTTAACTAACTCAGGCTGACGTCGTGACATCTTGCCCGTGAAGGTTTCGCCTGTTTGGGTGGTTAATGTGATTTGGTAGATGTCGGACATTGAGAGCCTCTTTATCCGCTTGTGAAGTCCAACATGTTGGACAAAGTGATATCTGCATTAAAGACCACTCCTAATGGAAGGGATCCGCAGCAAAATAATTAGAGACCACTATAGAAGCAGAACTCGCCTGCCTCGTTTTCCTATAGGAGGTTACATGTCCACAAGCTTATTAATTTCATTTGTAATTGCCATCTCGCCATCAATCAACGAGATCGTCAAAACAGTTTGCCTATCGAAAAGGCTTCAACTTTTAGAGCGCTACGGCATTATCAAGCCCACCCGCAGATAGGCTTTGTAATGGCCTGCTTAGTTAATCAACAACTCAGGCTGCGTTACCTGCATGATGTGCTCATGTTCGAGCCTCAGCACGCGTTTTTCCTTCTTCCGTTCGTTCATCAACCGGCTGCCGATCGTGCCTTTCAGCTTCGAGCGCGTTTCTTTAATGGCGTAGCGGTGCTGCATTTCTTCACCCATCGCCATGCGTCGGTTTAGCTGCTCGGCCATCCAGTTAAAGGCATTGATATAACACTCCTTCACTGCGGCAGCTGTTTTGCCAGTGAATCCCATCACTAGCATCATGCATCCGTCGCGGGTGATGTTATACATAGGCTGAACATCGCCATTTTTATCAATGAAATCAATGGGCGCAAAATTGCGCTGGGTGAAGTCATCGGAGCATTTCAGGTTACGTATGGCACGCAAAACGTCTTTGTGTCGCTTGCCAAAGTAATCCGCCACCTTGAGTGATGTGGTGATTATCTTGTTGTCGAGGGTCGTGACCATTTCGCGGAAGTCGAAGGCCGGAATAACTGACGGATTATTCATAGCGTCTTTACCTTTTAGAAAGTGAGCCTGTCTCACAGAAAAGCCGCCCGAGAGAGGTCGCCACCTATAACGGCTTTTCTCAGGCTCGCTTACTGAAAGGCTCTCGTTGATGTGCGCGTGAGATGCGCATAAAAAAGCCCCGCTATTGCGAGGCTCTTGATGATTCGATTTTCCTGATTGCTGCCTTATCCAGATTGCACTGCCCCAGCGCCGTGTAGAGCTGAGCGTTTAACTCGAGACTTGCCTGCCATGTGAACGGAACCACCATTCCGGGGATCGGTGTGTCTGCGGTCAGGTCAGCGCTTATCGGCACCACTGGGGCCGGAACGTAAACTGTCTGCGTATTCCCGCAGGCTGTCAGCAGCGGCAGAAGGAACAAGCTGGTTAGCGCACGGATCGCCTTCAAGCGCCTGCCTGATGTAGACAATGCGCGTCTCGCCTTTTTTGGCCAGTTCGTTCTTTGCATTCTGGGTAGCCTGTGAGATGTCACGGATGATGTTCATCGTGGTGATCACGTTGTTGGTGATCGCCTCTGATGTGTTTGCCCGGACCGTCGCCTTGTCGCGCTGGTCCTTGTAGGTGATGGCGTTGTCGCGGTAATGGTTAATCATCCAGGCCATGGAGACCAGCAGACAGATAACGAAAGCACAGATGATTGCTGTTAACCGGCTCATTTAACACCTTCCAGGCAGAGCGCCTTTTCTTTCCCTGCTCGAGTTACCAGACCAGGCAGAACCTTGCCGCCTCCCCATACCCAGCGAGGGAACTGGTTGCATGCCGCCGTGATGTCTCCACTTCTGAGAAGAGAGAACATCGTGGAGGTGCGCATGTTCCCACAGCCAGCACGAAACGTTACCGATACAGCTGCTGAGAAAGTATCGTCAGATAGCTTTCTGCCATTCCCGTAACGGTTAACGCAGGACTCAGCATCAAGGATGTTGCGCTCCCATTCGGCTGCTATCTGCTGGTCAGACTTAACGGTGCCAAGCTTCACGCCATGCGTGTTCCCCATACCGTCAGTCAGCACACCGGCCGGGCAGACATATGGATCTCGTCGGCAAGATTCAGCGTTGCCGATTAACTCCAGCCCGCGCTCGTTAGTCCTGACATGGCCCGCATTCATCACGATTGCGATAATTGTAGCCACTGAACAAACGATCCCGGCCGCGCCACTCTTCTTACTCAGCTTCAAGTTCGCCACTGGACATTCTCCGCATTGCCTCCGTTACAACCTCGGCAGATGCCGGACGTTCGGAGTGGGGTTTCTCGCTTACCTCAGCAAGGTATTTAGCCAGTAACTGTGTACGTTTCTTTTCTTCTTCCAGCCGTTCACGCTCTTCTTTCCGTTTCGCGTAATAGGTCTTAATCGTGAAGTATGCAGAGACCAGCGCGCCGAGAATAAAGACGTAGTCCTGTAAACTGAGAACGGAAAATAACCCCAGAAGAGTTGACCACCAGTAAGGCAGATTGTGTCCATCTGTTGGGTTCATACGTTGCATTCCACACCTCCGGTTCCGGGGTGCTGTGTGGTAGTAGGGGAAAGGCCGTCAGACACGTTAGCTACGTGGCATCTGGAATTGATTGTCTGCGGCCTGGAATAAAAAACCTGGCGACAAGCCAGGAAGATGAGGGTAAGGCAATGTCGGCTCTCTGGCCGAAGGGTCCCAGGTAGTGGGTTTGGTTTGTGGTGGCCGGCGCTGCTATCCGGCATTCACGGCTATCGCTTTACGACGCCATCAGGACATTCACCACAACGGACAGAGCACTCATGACTCGCATCATGTGGCGCAACCCCACGGCAGGGAGTCGAACCCTACAAATGCTCTTTCCTGTTGTGCACTCCGTTTCGTGGAGCGGACGGCATAACGTATTCGCGAATTCAGTTATGCACCTGATGCAAGATAAAGCCGCCGCGATGACGACTTGTTTTGCTGATGGCTCGCCTGGCTGGATTCGAACCAGCGACCAACCGCTTAGAAGGCGGTTGCTCTTTCCTCTGAGCTACAGGCAATAAAAAAGGCCGCCTGAGCGACCTGTTTGTTGATTTTCACCTTCACCGCATAATAAGTCCACGTATAAAGCCTTTGAAGCCTTGAGCGTGTCTCCTGTAATGCGATGTGCACTCATCAATGACATCATGAGCTGACACAAAACGAAGTGACTTGCTACCAACCTCTTTGTGCACTTTGTTTATGACGTTAAATATTCGAACACTAAAAGCATCATCCACCTTTCTGATTTCGTAACGATAGGTGATGTTGTTAGTGCCGCCAACATAAAGCTGGAAGTTCTTCATGATGAGGCCTCTCTGTTTTCACTGGAGGCCATATTTTACATAAGTAAAAAAAGATTATTAACTTTTAAAGACCACTTGGTTTACATAAAGCACAAAAAACAAAGCCCCGCACGGTGGCGAGGCTCTTAATTCTTTGTCGACCTACGAAGCTATAGCGACGATATCAGATTTACATGAAATGTATGCTATTTAATTGACTTTTGCAACACCCTGCTTCGAAAAAGTCGCCTTTTGTTGTGATCGTGTTCTCACGGCGCAAAGAAGAGAATCACCATCAAGCCGCTTAAAGATAGCACGCATGGCCCTCCAGTAGTCGGCATAGTTATGGCACCAGTTATCAGGCTTAACGCCACACAGGGCCGCCAAGTCCTGATGCTGATACACATCCTTACCCGCCAGCTCCGCTTTCGCGTCCTGAGCCGCCAGCCATATCAGCTTCTTCAGGCGCTCCATCGTCTTGCCGGCTACTTTCTTCGCACCGAGTTGTTCCCGGAACTCTGCCCAAGCCCACTGAGTGATCGCCACCTGGTGCTCAAAACTAACGTTTTCGCTGTAGTTCCACAGCAGCCAAGCTTTTTGGTGCTCTTCCAGCGACAGGACGGCGCGGCGCCAAGATGCGGTCACGAACTCAACCGGGCCCACAAGCGCGATTGATGAGCCCTTGGCGCGGGACTGGCTGCCGCTCATCGCCGGGCCATCAGGGTTAACTTTCCGGCCGGTGACCGGGTCAGTGATTTTCTTCCGGCCCCGGCTGCGCGCCGTCGCGGTGAATTGCGCGTTCTCGGCGAAAGCTACCAGCTGCCCTTTCGTCGCTCCGCTCAGATCTGCGGTCGCCACAATGAGCTGCTGACGTACGTATTCCAGTTGCTGAGTGTTCATGCGGCTTCCTTCTGTGGCTGGTTGGTTTTGGTATGGCTGTGCTTTGCTACTGGCGGCATGCTGGCGCGCTTAACGCTTTCTGCCTGATACTTTTCGAAATCAGCTCTGGTCATGATTCCACCACTCCCGTGCTGACTTTCTGTATTCAGGGTTTTCTGTCTGACAGATAATTTCCGCTCGATCTCCGCTTATCAGTTCGCGAGCTTTCGCATACAGCCTTTCTCTTTTCGAAAGCTGTGTCGTTTCATACCAGGTGCTGGCGACGAACTTTCTCGCTTCAACTGGAGTGAATGTCTTCACGCTGCCTCCCGCTGTTTCAGTGCTTTGAGCTTGGCGCGGTATTCATCACGGATCCGGATGAAATCTTCACGGCGGTAGTTGGTCATTTCGTGGGGGCCGTTGAGCCAGTCGACGTATTCCTGCCCGTAACGGGCGACCAGCCCAGCTTCGTATTGCTGCGCGACCGTCGCCTCTTTGGCGGTGTACTTCCCAGCCCCGGCATTACACGATTTGCACTGCTTATGGGCGTTGCGCTCTTCAAAGCGCAGTTCAGGATTAGCGCCGACCGTTTTGAAGTGGCCGCAGTCCCACTGGCCGCCATGTAGATCGGGTGGGCTGGTCTCGCCGCAGCTGATGCATGGCAAATCAGCATCGCGCGCGCGGATGTAGGCGTTGAATGCCTGCTGAGCCTGCGCTTTGTAGTAGCCGGCAGGTCTTAGCTCTGCCAGTCTCTCCTTACGGCGTTTTCGCCCTGCTTTCTCGGCTTCCTTCAGCTCCTTGATGCGCTTAGCTGCGGCTTTCACCCTCTCCTTTTCGCGTTCTTCCATTGCGAGGATTGTGCCGTGCTCCGGGCAGCACCAGCGGATCCGGATATCGTGGAATTTCGGCACGAAGTATTCACCGCATACTTTGCACTTACGGCGGGATGGTTTACGCATGCGAGTTCTCCTTTTCTGAATGGATTTCATCAGAGAAGTCGCCGCCTTCGATTGGCATGAGGCTTTTGGCTCTGAAAATCGACATCCCCCCAGAGCTTTTCTTGGCATGGGTGTAAACAGACACATCACCTTCCACCACCCAAACGAACTCAGGGGTTGTGGTGACAAGCGCGTATTTTTCTCCATCTGGAAATTTGTAAAACTCTCCACTTTTAATAGCGCAGACCAAAGTAACTACCCTTCCAACTTCGTCCATGTTTCCGGAAGAAATAACAACCGCCATGCCGCCAGCTTTTAATTCACGCATGATTCCTCCTCGCTGCGAGACGCAGCCATTTCTGATCCACCAGGCGGGCGGTGTAGTCCTTCAGCGTCGGGATGTCGGACGGCTTAACCGCGGGCTTGAGCTTGCGGCGAGCCGGAACGCGGAAGATTTCGTTTGTGATGACGCGTGCGAGAGGGTTATTCATGCAAGCCTCCCGAAATAGTCGCCACGATAACGGACATCGCGAAGCTGGATGTTCTGGCTGACGGCGAAAGCCTGTGTGTACTCAATCAGGCTGTTCATCCGTTTGATCCCCATCGATGAGGTGCTTTCGCGAATTGCCACCAACTCTCCCTCAAGCCCGGCAATAACCTTCCCCTGCCCGCCAGTGGCAATGGAGTGGCCGGAAACCAGAATTGATTTCCACGACGGAAGCGACCACGCAGAGCCAGCCCACTGAATGCGATGCTTTGCCAAGTCGCCGCAAAGCGCGTGGAACAGTGAATTCTGAGGAAGGGTGCGCTTAGGGTCGGCAAAACTCACAACAAGGGGGAACTCTGCGTTTACAGGCTGCTTGTTGATGTAGTCGATGAGGTTGCGGCGAACCTGCTCGTCGCGGAGGTAGAATTTGATACTCATGCGCCACCTCCGAGAGGTAACGTAGAATGCAGAAAATCGCAGGTGCATTTCTGCATCTGTGACAAGGTGAGGAGTTCAGATTGTGGTCGCATTTAAGTCCCCTTAAATGCGCAGAAGTCGCAACCGGCTGTTCAGACCGACTGCGACTTAATTATAACATCACTTTTGAAAAATGATTATCAAGAATCACTCTAACTTCGGCGCTGCTTCAATCATCCTGCGATAGACATCGTAAGTTCCGAATTGTTCATCACCAGCCTCAAGCATTTCATGGGTTGGATCTTCTGGCACCATCACCCAACCATCCGGAATAACCGGAGAGTCGCCAGCGATCATAATGGTGGGTTCACCGGAATGGTTTAATTCTTCAATCGCCGCCTTCAGCTTTTCTGCATCACCCGGCAAGAGATTACCGTCGATAAACATTACCGGTCGAACCATGTCGAGATCACCCTCGGAATGGTCAGTTAGCGCTTCCTGAAAGCGTCCAAGCTCCACGTACTCCTGACATGACCACCCGCCATCAATAAAATCGCGAGCTTCAACAGCGTCGAAAGTGAACGATGTTTCACCGCCAGTTGGTGAGGTTAAGCCGTACAGGTCTGCTACCGGCTTAAACTGCGTGGCTGGAATATTTTCCGGAATATTTTGCGGTTCGTTTTGTGGTCGACCGGCACCCTGAAGCATGGCGGCGCGGCAGGCGTCAAACACTGCATTGTTAAACTTCACACCTTCAAACAAGATTTTTCCATCATGCTCAAACCAAAACTCGGACTTCTCAGCATCCGGTAAGAGGATTTTAAGCACGCCATCAGGCACAGATACCGGCGCTGGCGGGGCGGTGTATAACCGAGTGCCATCTTTGAAATTCTCCCAATCAGCCTGTCCATCAGCGGCTATGCACACCACCTTCGCATCCGGGTGGCATCCGCAATCGTCATACTCACCGAGGACAACCTCGCCAACAGCCTCCGCTTCGAGCGATGCCAGTGCGATACGCGCCAGCTCGTTCAGGATTGCCACGTCAGCGTTACCGAGGGTGTAACCAGCTTTCAAATCGGCGACTGCTTGCACGGCATGTTTGTCGATGTTGCTCATTGTGCGGCCCCTTCAAATTGGTAAGAAATTTTAATTCCCAGCTTTTTAGCCATGGCATGCTCAGCGACGGCACCATCCGACTCTTGCCACCCATGCAGCATGTGAATGGCGTCTGCGCAGCGAAGCATCGCCAGGCAGATGTCCATATACTCACGCTGAGATAAACCATCCGGGAGCGTGGCCGGATTTAATGCCACATGACCACCTGATAACATCTGCTGTGCTACTGCGTTAAACATCGGACGGTTGTAATTTTCGTAGCCCGTCATTGGTCCTGCGATGTAAATTTTCATACCCCTGCCCTCCCGTACTTGTCTGATAACTCGCCCATTTGCCTGTGGATTTCCGCAAGGTCACACCCTGCGCACCCCAGAGCTTCGGCTATGAGTTCTTCCTGTTCTTTGGATGGCCCAGCTTGGAGAATCTGATTGAGCTTCCTGTGCGATACGCCGCAGTGCCTGGCGATGCTGCTGAGCGTTACACCGTTACCCTTCGCCATGGTCCTAACCATCAAGCGATAATCACTCCATTCGCTCATACCCCTACTCTCCCCCAAACCATCAATACTCGCTTCATAGCCGGACTATTGCGGCATTCCTGGCAGATCACGTTTGTATCTGTCCGCTGAATTAACTTCGACTTGCCATGCTTCATGCCCGGTATCGTGTCAGGGGCGAAGCGCATGCCGTAACTGGTCAGGCTATACAGGCGCTGGCCATATTTTCCTTCGCAGCTGATCAGGCCGTCGGCCAGCAGAGTGCTAACCGTGCCGGATATCTTTTTGGTATCCATGCCTATAAGCGCTGCCAGCTTGGCGTTGTTCAGCCCTGGGTTGTTGCGCAGGGCTGCCAGAACCTGCTCACGGATTGTTATGGTCATGTCACACCATCCCGTTCGACTTGTTGCGGTTGTACTTCGCCTGAAGCAGTTGGATAGGCGTCGGCCCGTGCTCGGCAGCCGGTGCTGCAATTGCCCGGCGCACTGGCGGCACTGGTTTACCCTCTGTGACGCGCTTCTCCCACATGTCCAGCAGATCACCGGCTTCATGCGCAAGCTCGCCATGCGTCAACTGGCGCTCTGTGATGCGGTGGCGCAGTTCGACGCAGATGTGGTACATGACCGGCTGAGACCATGGGAATTGCTCGCTGGAGGTGAACTCGAACGAACGGTTACGCCAGTCCCAGTATTCGGCGATCACCTGGTCAACGGTGACGCCCAACGCCCCGCCACTCTGCTTGCACCAGGCAACAAACTGGCCCGGCGACGGAAGGAATGGGCGTACCTGGCTGCGCGCTACACGCATGCCGGCATCGACCTGAGCCATGGTGTGGATCCCGTTCTCCTGAAACGCCAGCAGCCACTGACGGCGAAATTCGTCCAAGTCACGCTGTTCGCGGAAGTTCGCCATGCTGGCCGGGAACGCGGCACGCAGCTGGTTGAACAGTCCGTTGAATACCTGCGCCACCTGCTCGACCGGAGCTCGCTCCTGGTACTGCTCTGGCAGGTTGTGGGCCATGCGACTCATCTGCTCGCGGTCATGGTTACGCATCTGCTCTGCAAGAGATTTCATCGAATCACCCCATAGGCCCAGTCAGTGTTGTTGAAGTCCAGATCCGGCTTTCCGCCTCGCTGCTCACCACCAGCACTGCGCTGCATCGTCAGCTTGTCCCACTGCTTACGCAGGCTTTCCGGGCTCAGGATGTTGGTCTGCCAGAAGTGGTGTTTGCTTGCCCAGTCGTACAGCGCGCAGATGTCCTGGTGCGACCTGTTGTCTATCTGGCGCATCAGGCGAACGGTGTTAGACCAGGAGGTCATGTCCGGGGCTTTGCAGGTTGGGTTAATCAGCTTCACCCTGGTGGAAATCCACTGGGCAGTTTTGAGGTCTTCAGCCGATCCCCACTTAGCACCGGATGGTGTGTAAATCGCAGCTTCTGGATGAGCTGATAAAAATTTCTTGAGACGTGCGTCAGAGGATTCGTCAGAATTCTCGGACGATAAGTTATTTATATTCTTGTTATTACCTTCTTGTTCATGATGTGCGGGGAATTGTGCGGCCTTATGTGCGGTATACCCATCTGAACCCGCGCCGTTACTGGCTTCATCATGTGCGCCTGTATGTGCGGCTTTATGTGCGGGTAAATCGTCCATTTTTTGAGCATATTCGACGTAGTTCGTGATGGTGATCACCCTGCCTTTTCGCTTCTCTCCTTCGATGGAAATCATCCCTTCGCGGACGAAAACAGACAGCATTCTCTCCACTGCGTCGCGGCTTGTCGGGTTGCCCTGGCGGTCACACAACTGAAGGCCTAGATCCGCAGCAGTGACGACCAGTTGACCGGGTTGCAGAGGCCATTGCTTGCCCTTGAAGAATGCCGTGTATGGCTGTCTGGCTGCGTCAATGAGCAGGTTCTCCCACAGCGCGCGCAGGAAAACATCCTTAGCCCAGGACTTCTTCTTGATGCTCCGGTACAACGGGACGTAACCAGATTTCTGGTTCTCCATCCTGTTGCTCCTTGCGGCTGAGTGCGCCGCGAAATTTGCGTAAGCGACGTTCGACACAGTTAAACCTCCTGCGCCTGGCGTTTTGGATTAGCATTTGTCATAATGACCTCGCACTTGTTATCTGCATTTGCACCTGAAAGTCGGTTCTGTTCGCGCAGACCGGCTTTCGCCATTTTTGTAGTTCTCACATAACCCCCAGCATCGACGTAACCATCGTCATCAGAGGGCCTACCTGCTCCGGCATGAGGCGGAACAGCGACGCTATACCCTCGCTTACCTCTTTCAGCTTCTGATGCTCTGGAGCGTCCAGCAGCACGGCCTGTTTAGCCTCTGCGAGTTCTTTCTCGGCCTCAGCCAGGCGAGACATTTTGCAATCGGCACCGATAAGGCGAGTGCGATACTCAACAGGCAGCACGGCCATGATTGCGGGCGTCAGCTGGCGCACGTTCTCGCGGTACTGCTCGGAGTCGAAGCGATTATCCAGGAAGCGAAACAGTTTCTGGCGCGCCCGGCTGATGTCTTCCGGAAAGCTGATGGCGGTACCGCCCTGCTCCCGGTATTCGTTGATGATCAGCGCCGAAACGACGTCCTGATTGTCCAGCGCCGACGACCATGCCCGGACCGCATCGCGGATCTTTTCGTGGTCTGGCGCCGCTTTAGCTTGAGCGCGGTTTATCATCGCTCCCGGGTGTATTCCGGTATTGTGTTGATACGCAAGTGAATGCATTGCTTTCCCTTTCGTGGTTAGGGCCGCCAATCAGGCGGCATTATTTTTTGGTGGGAACAACGCATCGAGAGATGTATTGCTCCCCAGCTTATTCATCGCGTCAACCAGGCGGCGGCACGAATCCAGGTCTGGTGCTCGTATGCCAGCTTCATAGTTAGCAAGGCGGGACTGGTTCCAGCCGCACGAACCTGCTAACTCTGATTGAGTGATGCCAAGCTTCTTACGTTCGTTGGCGATATTGTTCATGCTGATCCTTTCAAGAATGGTCACTCAGCATCATTAAACACAATTCGTGATTATTAATCAACACAATTCGTGTAAAGCTTTTTAACACGGCGCGTGATACAAAATGAGAATGAATAGAATCGAAGATATAGCGGGCCGCATTAAGCGACTTCGCGAAGATAAAGGGCTGTCACAAAAGGCTCTCGCAGAGCTTTGCGGGTGGGCCTCGCAGTCACGCATAGGGAATTACGAATCAGGCACCAGGAGCGTTAGCGTTGATGATGCAACTGTAATAGCTAAGGCGCTGGGGGTTGCGCCTGCCGAGCTGCTTTTTGGCGATGACTACAAAGGCCCTTACAAGCCAGGTGATAAATACCCAGTTATAAGCAAGGTGCAGGCAGGAGCATGGTGCGAAGCTGTTGAGCCGTACACCCTTAAAGATATCGACCTTTGGCTTGAATCAGATGCTCACATTCAGGGGGAGGCGTTCTGGCTGCAGGTTGATGGTGACTCAATGACGGCGCCAGCTGGCTTGAGCATTCCTGAAGGAACCTTTGTCCTCTTCGATACTGGTCGGGAGGCGATCAACGGAAGCTTGGTAATAGCAAAGCTATCCGATTCTAACGAGGCGACTTTTAAGAAGCTGGTGATCGATGGTGGGCAGAAGTACCTGAAGGGTTTAAATCCACAGTGGCCATTGGTAGCGGTGAATGGTAACTGTCGAATTATCGGTGTTGCTGTAGAGACGAAGATGCGGCTGGTGTGAGCGGAAAGATGTTCTGGTCAGCGCATGGTTGGTGAGTAGATATTGAGCGTCTATAAGCGCTCACATGACAATAATATTCAGGATGATATCAATCAGTGGCTAAAAAAGGTGACTTTAAGCCTACTCAGAAAGAGGTTGATCAGGCCATTTCTCGTCCCAAAAAAGTAACCTTTAATGGTGTTACTTGGAATGGTAGCGAGGGCCGCACTCCGATCTGGTTTAAGCTGGATCTCAAGGCTTTTGATGATAATGGCAATCCAATAACTGGCGTAAGATTCATGCTGCATTGGCGCGCACCTATCGTTGAAGGTGTTGATATCGTGAAGCTTTCTTTTGTCATGTTTTTTCATGATAAGCGAATTTATGCTCTCGACCCATACCCAGCTGATAACAAGCCTCACCGCAATAGATCTATAATTAATCATCCGGACTTTGTTGAGGTTGCTCGCGGCCCGCACTATCACATGTACTTCGAAGCGGCCGGTGAGGAGATAGCACTAAAACTCGATACCGACATCAGCCCGGATGACTTTTTGGGCTACTGGAATTATTTCTGTCGGGCGCTTAATATCACTTATGAAGGCCAACCGCCTTTACCAAATCAAGACAAATCAGGTCAGCTATCATGGGAAATGTAACGTGTTCAACAGTAATATCTAAGCTCGGGTTTGAATGCCACCCAATGAGCGACACGTTGCTGCGCGTTGTTAGCCCATTTACTTACTATGACGATAGTGAGCATATAAGCGTATTTGTTCAGGAAATGAGTGGTCAGTATAGGATCACCGATTACTGCGACACGTTAATGAACATTGAGGCTAGAGGCATCCACCTGACGAAAAAGAAAATTGACTTGATAAGGTCATCTCTCGCATCGCAGGGCATCACTCTGAATGATTCTGGCGAAATATCCGCCTGGGCCGATGAGCTTTCTGTTGGGCAGGTTACGGCTAGCGTCATAAGAGGTGGACTGCTGGCATCTGCTCAAACCGCTGATTGGTATGCGGAAGTTAAAGATGATAAGTTTGAAAAATGCGTGATTAGTTATCTAAAATCCGTAGGACTTGGTACAAGGTTGGCACTAAAAGAGAAGGTGCGGGGCATTAGCGGGCATAACATCACCGTTCCATTAACCTTAAGAAATGAGTCTCCACTTGTAGCTCCAAAGCGAGGGTTTACAGTCAGCTTATCCAGCAGTAAAGGCTGGAATACTGCTCACTCAACTGTGGGGAAAATAGTGGATTTAAGCCAGGCAGTCCCAGCCATAAGCAATAGATTTGTGATTGTTGATAGTGATGGCTTAACACCTGAATTACAGCAGTTATCATTGCTTTTCAATGACACAGCTTTAGTGCTCCCTTTCCACAGCAGGGACACCTGGATAGAATCACTCGTCGCCTAAACTAACCCGGCCACCGCGCCGGGTTTTTTATTGCCCACCCATAAAGCTATCCCCCATTCTGCCGATAACTATCCAGCCTGAAGCTGATAACAATAACTATCGCAACACTACCTGCCCGCCCGTGCGGGCTTTTTTATTGCCCTTTCCGCACTATCTCAGCCGCATCCCTGTTCACGCCCTTCCCTATCACGTTTCCTGTTTCCTTCCGGTACTGCTTCAGCTTGTCGATGATGTTTTGCTGGGTCATGGGTAAATCAGCCAGTGACAACTCCATGACCGCCCGCCCCATCGCCTGAATTTTCATGCTTATACGCTCTTCATCCAGAACCATGCACATCCCTCCTGCTGTTTTTTTAAGCGTAGCACTGGTATTTAAAAAAATAAATTCCCTTTCAAATCAGCAACAACACGCTTTGTTGTCATCATTAATCACAATTCGTGTTGACCAATAAAACACAATATGTGATTATCCACCCATCGAAACGAAACATCGACAGCTGAGCGAAGTTAACCAGCGGCGAAGTGGAGATTCGGTCAGTCGAACGGCGCGACAGTAAACCATGCGTCGGACGCCCGGCGGGCTCAGGGAGAGCGGCAATGGTGCGTAACTGGAATGTTTTGGGGTGTGGTGGGCAGCTGATTCGTGATGCTCGCGGATCAATCCGGTCCACGAATCCACCAAACCGACCAAAGCATTTCTCCCGCATCTGCGGGTAACTACAGAGGGTTTTATGGCAGAGGACGATTATACGATGGGCGAGTTTTGGCGAGACATGAAGCCAGAACTTAAAGAGCGGCGCAGGATAGCGCGCAACTCAGCACATGAAGGGATGAAGGCATTCTTTCAGCGCAATGGAGTTGAATTCGAAGAGGGAGGAAATACCCTCATATTTCGCACACCGCAAGGCACTGTTGCTTATTACCCGCCAAGCAAGCGGATGCAGCATAAAACCACATGGCGAACATGCAGCCCTACAGCATGCATGAATTACGTCAACAAACTCAGGGTCGCCTAACCAGCGGCTTTTTTCATACCCAAACGGGTTCAAAGAGCCTGTTTCGTTATGACAATCGGCGGCCATCCACCGCCAATTGAAACACTGAATAAATGCGTTGAAGTCTTGTATTAACCGTTCCGTTCGCCGCGATAAGGCCAAGAGGATTTATGAGTGATTTGGAGTTTGGCTTAAAAATATACGCCTTATGGTTTGTTGGGATGTTTCTGCTCGGCATAGCAATCAACTTGCTGACTAAAAAAGAACATCGCCAGACACTTTCAAAACTAGCCATTGACCATGTACGCATGTCTTCCGCAATAACCATTGTGGGCCTGATTGTGTGCGGTATGGGCTGGTTCTTATTCAAGGTGGTGTGAGATGACAGTAACCCACAACGGTAAGCAGTACACCGCCAAAAAGGTCAACGATAACGAGTGGAAACTGACATCGGTATCGGCACCGCGCGACAAGCTGACGCTGAACCGCTGGCAGATGCATATCGCTGGCCTCCTGGAACAGGTTGAGGTGAAGGTATGATTGGAATGCACTATGGCACCGCATCAGTGCCACGTAGCGAGGTTTTACCGGGCACAATGCTGCAACACCATGGCAAAACCTATCGCGCCTCTGCGAACGTTGAGAAAGGCCTGTACGCCTTCAACATCTTCGAAAAAACCATCATCAAAAGTGATTCCGTCGTTGTGCTGCTGAATGAGCGCGGCGAGCCAATGGTTCACTGATACCAACCACCCTGTTCAACCGATCGGCCTGGCATTACGCGGGCGGGATCTGCACATCCAAATTTCAGGAGAAACCATGAGCGAAGTAACGGACTTAACTGTCATCGAAATCAAGCCGGAGCAGGCACCAGTGCTTTACGTAGCCGGCGGCCTTGACGCTTACCTCGAGCAAATCCGCCAGGCAGTAAACGAAGTGCCGGACCTGTCCACGAAGAAAGGGCGTGATCGCGTCGCCTCTCTGGCGGCGCAGGTGTCACGCAGCAAGACGGCAATTGAAAAGCCGGGCCGTGAGTACCTGAAGCGCCTGAAAGAGGCTGTGCGTCCCGCTGAGGCCGAAATTAAGCGATTCGTTGATGCGTGTGACGAGCTGCGCGACGCGACCCGCCGCCCACTCACAGAATGGGAAGCCGAGCAGGAACGCATCAAGGCTGAAGAAGCCATGAACGCGCTGCACGCCGAAGCGCTGGTGATTAACGAAGAGTTCGACCGCCAGCGCGCCGCGCAGATCGAGGCAGACCACGAAATGGCTCTGCTGATGAATGACAAGTTTGACCGTGACCGCGAAGAGCAGCGCCGTCAGGGGGAACAGGCTCAGCGTGAGCACGAAGAGCGCATTAAGCGCGAAGCGGCAGAACAAGCCCGCCGTGATGCCGAAGCTAAGCACAAAGCAGAGATTGAAGCCGCAGCGCGCCGTGAGGCTGAAGAGAAAGCTCGCGCTGAAGCTGCGGAACGCCAGCGCATCGAAACTGAGCAGCGTGCGGCACGTGAGAAGCAGGAAGCGGAAACGCGTGCACGACGCGAAAAAGAAGAAGCCGTTGCCGCCGAGCGCCGCCGCCTGGAAGAGGCAGAAGCAGCCCGTCTGGCCGAAGAGCAGCGCAAAGCTGAAGAAGAAGCGCGCCGCGCCGCAGACAAAGAACACCGCCGCACTATTAACCGTCGCGTTATCGCCGACCTTATAGATCAGGGCATCCCCGAAGAATTCGCGCAGAAAGCACTGCTGGCGATCGCTGGCGGCAAAGTGCAGGACGCGCACATCAAATATTGAGGTGACTCATGAATATCACATGCGAGTGCGTAGACATGCGCACATCTGTAGGCCCCCACAACACTATCAAAGTTGAGATGGAAGGCGTTGTGCTGGCCGGTACCGTTAAAACCCGTGACGTACTCCCCCAACTCGACGGCGCAGAAGTCATCGAATGGCTGGCTGAGCAGGGTTACATCATCACTCATCAGGAGCGTGCAGCATGACGGCGGCAGAACGGTGGGATGAAGAGTCATTCCTGCGACTTATGCGCGACGTGCTGCCGGAAAAGCCGGAGAACGACGACGAGCCAGTAAACCTGGCCGCCGAGCGGCAGAACCCGGTCATTAGCTGGGATGAATTTGCGGGGAATTACACATGAACCTTGATGAATTAGATGCGCCATTTGCCAGCGAGGATATTGAGTGGCGCATTCAGCAGGCGGGGAAAAACAATAACGGCATCTGGGCAAAGGTGCTGGCCTACGTAACTAACCGCGCAATCATGAAGCGGCTGGATGAAGTATGCGGCAAAGCTGGCTGGCGTAACGAATACCGCGATATTCCGAATAACGGCGGTGTTGAGTGCGGTATTTCCATCAAAGTTGATGGCGAGTGGATCACCAAGTGGGACGCCGCAGAAAACACACAGGTTGAAGCTGTGAAAGGTGGTCGCTCTGGCGCCATGAAGCGCGCTGCTGTGCAGTGGGGTATCGGTCGTTACCTCTACAACCTGGAAGAAGGCTTCGCAGTGGTTTCAGCAACGCGCGCGCCAGGGTTCCAGTACGCCAAATCAAAAGAGGTTGGTGTTTTCTACTGGAAGGCGCCCGCTCTACCGGGATGGGCATTGCCTTCAGGAACACCAATGGAGCATGACCAAAAACCGCAAGATGGTCACCAGCGGCCAGACCATGCACATCAGTCCGTGGATGCGGACAAAATTCTCGCCGAATTCTCTGCATATGCTGGCTCTGAAAACGATAGCGATCGGCTTAAGCATCGCTATGAAGACACATGGAAATTGCTTAACGGATTTGCTGAGCACCAGAACAAATGCAAAGACGTTACTGGTATTCGACTCAAAGAACTTAAACAGGCGGCGTAAATGGCTAGCAAAGGCGTAAACAAAGTGATCCTCGTCGGTAACCTCGGGCAAGACCCCGAGGTACGTTACCTGCCATCCGGCGGCTCAGTGTGCAGTCTGACGCTGGCGACATCAGATTCATGGCGAGATAAAGCCACTGGTGAACAGAAAGAGCAAACGGAATGGCACCGCGTCGTTCTGTTCGGAAAGCTGGCAGAGGTAGCTGGTGAATATCTGCGTAAAGGCTCTCAGGTTTATATCGAGGGCCAGCTGCGCACCCGCAAATGGACAGATCAGGCTGGCGTCGAGAAGTACACCACGGAGGTGGTGGTAAACGTCGGCGGCACAATGCAGATGCTTGGTGGCCGTCAGGGCGGTGGAGCGGCACCGGCGGGTGGCAGCCAAACGCAGGGCGGGAATCAGTTCAGCGGCGGCGCACAGTCTCGTGCACAGCAGCACTCGGCACCCGCCCAATCTAACGAAACGCCAATGGACTTCGACGACGATATCCCCTTTTGAATCATCTCCCGGTCAGGAGAAACCAATGAACAAATTTACCCCCGAATATCGAAAACATCTTCTCCGGCCAATCCCTGACCGGAAACTTAGCCCGCAAGAACGCGCCGATCGCAAAGAGCTTTACCAGATCATCCGTGAGGAGCGTGAGAACGATACATCACCGGCAAAACCATCTACTTACAGACCATGTGATCCATATCTGAATGACAACCGCAAAGGTCTTGGCGGTGCTTCAAGGAGTGACTAATGACTCACGCTCACGACGACATCAGGGTTGGCACACTGTGCCTTCCCTTCATTGGTAAAGGCTGGCTAATGCCATGGGGTGAAGTGGTCAGCAATCCATTAAAGGCGCAGCGGCTCGCTGAGGAATACCGGGAAAGGCAGGAGGCGGCATGAAATACGGAAGCGTGTGCAGCGGCATCGAAGCTGCCAGTAAAGCGTGGGAACCTCTCGACTGGAAACCTGCCTGGTTCTCTGAAATCGAACCTTTTCCCTCAGCGGTCCTTGCCCATCACTGGCCGGAAGTAACCAACCTCGGCGACATGACCAAAATCGCCGATGCGGTGCGCGCTGGTGAAGTTGAAGCGCCTGATGTCCTGGTCGGTGGTACGCCCTGTCAGGCATTCAGCATCGCCGGCTTACGAGAAGGCCTGTCAGATGACCGCGGCCAGTTAACCCTCTCTTACGTGGAATTAGCCAATGCAATCGACGCAAAGCGCCGCGAACGCGGTGAGCCAGAAGCAATCATCGTCTGGGAAAACGTCCCCGGCGTGCTCAGCAGCAAAGACAATGCCTTCGGGTGCTTTCTGGCAGGACTTGCCGGAGAAAGCAGTGAATTACAGCCAGCAGGGGGAAAATGGACGCACGCAGGTTGTGTGTCTGGACCAGAAAGGGCTATTGCCTGGCGCGTCCTTGATGCTCAATTTTTCGGAGTGGCCCAACGCCGCCGCCGTGTGTTCGTTGTCGCAAGCGCTCGAAAAGGATTCGATCCCTCAGCGGTACTTTTTGAGTTCGACAGCGTGCGCCGGGATTCTGCGCCGCGCCGAGAAACGCAAAAGGCTGTTGCCGCCCTTACTGCACGAGGCGTTGGAACGTGTGGCGCAGATGACAATCAGGCACAAGCTGGACACCTGATCGCTATGACGCATGACCAGGGTGGTGACGAGATTAAAACGGACGGTCCAACTTCTGAACTCACCTGCAACCACGAAGCGCCGATTGCAGCTTACGGAATTCCTGGCAACTGGATAGGCCGCGCTCCGGAAAACGGTGGTAACGCAACTGAGCCAATGGTTGATGTTTCCCCATGTCTGACTGTAGCTGACCGCCACGGAGTAGCCTATGCCTTTGCCGAGAATAGCCATGGAGAAGTTCGGCTTCAGGATGGTGACGGAGGCATTACCGACCCGCTTTCAACCGGAGGCGGCAAGCCTGGACAGGGCTATCCGGCAGTGGTCGCCTTTCAGGAGCGCGGTCGCGCTGATGGTCGCAGTCTCGAAATCAACGGAGATCTGGCTTACGCACTGACTGCGCCGAACGGTGGCGGCCGAGCGCAGGAACGCAATATTGCAGACTTCCGCACTATGGCCGTGCGCCGACTTACGCCGATTGAGTGCGAGCGCCTTCAGGGCTTTCCTGATAATCACACACTGATCGGATGGCGCGGAAAGGATGCTGCTGAATGCCCGGACGGGCCGCGCTACAAAGCTATCGGCAATAGCATGGCGGTACCGGTAATGCGATGGATTGGTGAGCGCATCGCCGCAGCGCTGCCAGCAGAGAAGTTGAATGGTGATTATGGCGGAAGTAAAACACCGCTCGACCAGCGCGACCTCTGGCGTACTCCACCAGCCATCTTCGCTTCCCTTGATGCTGAGTTTTGCTTTCAACTTGATGCCGCCGCAGCGCCGCATAACACCCTGTGCCGGAAGTTCATCACCGCCGAGCAAAACACGCTGGAAACGCCGTGGGCTGATTACCTGAACGTTCCAGGCTACGTCTGGCTCAATCCACCATATAGCGACATCACTCCGTTCGTGAAAAAGGCCGCCACCGAGAGCGCCAATCATATCGGCACGGTCATGCTGGTTCCGGCAGACACATCGGTTAGCTGGTTTAAGGAGGCTATCCAGACCGCCAGCGAGGTTCGCTTCATCACCGCCGGGCGGCTGGCTTTTATCAACCCGGTCACCGGTAAGCCGGTCAGCGGAAATAACAAAGGGTCGATGCTCATCATCTGGCGACCGTATCCGCGTACACACTGCCACTTCGCAACTGTGGACCGGGACGAGCTGATGGCTTTCGGGGCGAAACTTCTCGCCCGTCGGGAGGCCGCATGACGCCAGCAAATGAAAACGCCATCCGCGCCGCCTGCCGCCGCTGCACCGAGGAAATCCAGCAGGCCATGCGCAAGAAGCCAAAGCCTAACTGGAACGAAACGGTGCCTCCCATCATCAACAAGCATCACAAGAAAATTGAAGCTCTGGGAGTTAGCCTCCTGGAGTTCGTCGTCAAAACTGGCCGCCTTAACGGGCGGTTTGGAGCTGAACAATGACAACAAAAAAATGGGGTCATAACGAGCTTGCTCATGACCTTGCTGAGCATTTACGCCAGAACACAGCGCGCATCTGCTGGGAAGACATGCAGCTCGGGCCCGCCGGTACGTGCCGACCTGATGTCTACTCTATTGCTCATAGCTACAGCAAGTTCTGCCCTGTCGTCTATGAGGTCAAAGTCAGCGTAAGTGATTTCCGGGCTGACGTTACAGCAGGCAAATACACCAAATACTTTAACTACGCAGGCGGCGTTGTTTTTGCAGTTCCTGAAGGCATGATCAAGAAAAGCGACATCCCAGATGGTTGCGGCTTGATGATCCGGAAGGAAACTGGATGGCACACCCTTAAGGGGCCGACAATGCGCCAGATTGATACCCTTCCTCGCGATGCCTGGATGAAACTGCTCATGGATGGCATGACCCGGCAGGCAGAGAGGACCCAAATAAAAAGCCGCGTAATCAACACCTACCTCAGCGACCAAAAACTAATGAAGCGACATGGCAACGAAATCGCCGATCTTGTTTGTCGAGCACGTCGGTCGAAGGAGCGCCTTGAGCAGCATATTAGGGATAACGATGAAAGGCTGAAGACGCTGCGCCAGGAAAGCGAAGAGGAGTTGCAGCGCCGACGTAAGCGCCGGGAGGAATCGGAGGAAAGGTTAACCGACGCTCAGCAAGATCTGGCGAAAGCGCTAGGCCTCGACCCGAATGTCCCTATGTATGTTCTTACAAGGACGCTATGGGAAGCAACGCGCAGACTCACCGAGGATGAAGAGATAAAGAGGTTGCGAGCAATATTGTCCAACCTTGAGCGCACGCTGAATGATGGTCTGAAACTATTACCCGGGGAGAAAGCCGCATGAACAAAGCCTCTCCAGTTGATCTGAGGAAGAGCCTCGAAATCGCCAACCACCTCGCACATATCGGGATTCGCTTCGTGCCGATCCCGGTGGCGACCGAGGAAGAATTCCAGACGCTGGCCACCGAGCTATCTCGACGGCTTGAGCAGATGGCAGTCGAAGCCGAGAAGAATGATGGCGGAGCAGCATGACGGCACTAATCACCCAGGAGCTTAAAGCTGCTTTTTTATTGCTGGCATTCACATTTAACCGAATTAACCGACAGTTCCGGGAGCATTGACCATGGACATCATCGATACAGCAGCAGAGATTGAAGAGCTTCAGCGTAACGCTGCCCTTTCCGATCACCGAGTAAACCGCAACGTCGTATCAGCTGAGCGTTGTGAAGAATGCGACGAACCAATTCCCGAACCACGGCGCGCTGCCGTTCCCGGCTGCCAGACCTGCGCGGATTGCCAATCCGTCATCGAGCTGAAGAATAAGCAAAGGGGGACCCAGTGAAAGAGCGCGGAATGATTTTTAACGGCGAGATGGTGCGCGCCATACTCGACGGGCGGAAGACGCAGACGCGGCGCATCATGAAAATTCAGCCGTCTGATGGCTTCCACCCAACGCATAACGGTTACGATCTGGATTTAAACGCCCACTGGTACACGCCTGGCGTGGTCGATAAAAACGGATACCTGCAGCCTGCTAAGAAGGATGTATTTGGCGTTGCCGATGATAATGAAGGCTACACCTGTCCGTTCGGTGCCGTCGGCGATCGCATCTGGGTGCGCGAAACGTGGGCTGAAGCTGGTGCTGGCGCGCCGGATCTGAAACTTTATCGTGCGAATTACCCTGAGCACGTTCCAACTCATTACGAGAATGTGCCGCCAGCTTCCGATATTCGCTGGACACCTTCGATTCACATGCCGCGCCGGGCCAGTCGCATCACACTGGAGATTACCGGCGTGCGGGTTGAACAGCTCGATAAAATCAGCGAAGAAGATTCCATTGCTGAAGGCACGCAGGGTGTCATTTGTCCTTCCTGCAAAGGCGACCCAGATTATTCAACTACACAATATGACCCAGATACATTAGCCGCTGTAGATGAAATCCCTTGCCAGTCTTGTGAGTCAAACAGAAGTAAATTTTTCGCGTTGTGGGACTCAATTTACGGTGAAGCAAATCACTACATGGGCGATTGGGTCTGGGTAATCGAATTTAAGGTGGTGCCCAATGTTCAGGATAATCCAGCCTAATACCTGGTACGCCGATCCCCACGGCGCACCCTGCAAAATCCTCCGCTCTACCCACGAAGTAATCCACTACATCCGCAACGGTCGCACCTGCATCGCCAGCATGGGCCGCTTTCAGCACGAATTCGAACCGCTGACCAAAGCACAGGCCGAGCGGATTGCCGAAGAAATCGAAACAGCAGAACACCTGAAGAAGTTGCGCGCCCAGCGTGTGGCATGAGGAGACAGCGTGAAACCTTACGAATCGAAGAAATCACAGTTCACCAGAAACCTGATCCGGCGGCGCCACGCTGAATGGTCAGAAAAGACCTTCGGCAATGTCGGCCCCATCGGACCTCTGAAGCACCTTTCGAAAGAGGCGCTGGAAGCTGCTGCCGATCCTTCCGACCTAAGTGAATGGGCTGATATGCAGTTCCTGCTTTGGGGCGCGCAGCGGCGCGCCGGTATCACCGATGAGCAAATCACCGCGGCGCTGGAAGAAAAACTAAAGGTGAACATGACCCGCCACTGGCCGGAACCGAAAGACGGCGAGCCGCGCCTTCACATCAAACCATGACGCAACTGATAGCCAGTTATGAGCTGGCTATTGGGTGCGAAAGCACTGCCTCACATCCCTTGATGTTATTGCCGCCTACGGGCGGCTTCTTTTTGCCTGGAGAAAACCATGAGCGACATTATTCAGTTGGTACCGAATAAATGGGTCACAGAGGAACTTTTAACTGCGACAACCGGCATGTCAAAGCACATGATTCAGCATGCTCGCCGGTCTACCTGGATGGAGGGAAAGCATTATCGCCATGTTGCCCCTGATATGGCACCTAAGCAAAACAGCCCAATCATGTATAACCGCGATGAGATAAACCACTGGATCGAGCACCAAAGCCCAGCGAAACGCCGGAGAATATCTGCTTAAATGTCCTTTGGCACATCAAACGAGGAATGATTATGGCAGCATACCCAACAGGCGTAGAGGTTCATGGCGAATCGTTACGCATATGGTTCATATATCAGGGGAAGCGTGTCAGGGAAAATCTCGGCGTTCCTGACACGCCAAAAAACAGGAAAATGGCAGGCGAACTTCGGGCTTCAGTCTGCTTTGCGATAAAGACAGGCACATTCAATTATGCCTCGCAATTCCCTGATTCATCGAACGCAGAGAAATTCAGCACTGTCAGAAAGCAAATCTCACTACTTGAACTGAAATCGAAATGGCTTGGACTTAAAGAGATGGAGCTGAGCCTCGGGACGTTGAGGCGTTACGATTGCCACCTCACAACCACTATCGAAACAATTGGTGAGCACAGGTATATCGGCAGCCTGAACACTGAAGATATCCTTAGTGCCAGGAAGGAGCTACTGAACGGCTGGCAGAAGACCAGACATGGCCTAAATCATCCACCCAAAAAGGGAAGAAGCGTTCCTACAGTCAATAGCTATATGGCATGCCTTGGCGGGATGCTGAGCTTTGCTTTCAAAAGTGGCTACCTGAAAACCGATCTGATGGCAGGTATTACCCCTCTCGCAAAAGAAAGACCCATTCCAGATCCTCTTACTTCTGATGAATATCAGAGAGTGGTTGCGGCCTGCCCAACGCTACAGTTTCAGAATATGGTTATCTTTGCGGTAAATACAGGCGTCAGGCATGGCGAACTAAGCGCGTTATCCTGGGAGGATGTGGATACTGTCAACTGGACTGTTACAGTGTCACGGAACTATTCCCTGAAGGGAAACTTCACCCTGCCAAAAACCAACGCCGGGATTCGAACAATACAGCTGACCCAGCCAGCAATTGATGCACTCAAGGCGCAAATGCCACTGACCAGAATGATGGCATCCCACAAGGTAAGCGTCAGCCTACGGGAATACAAAAAAAAGAGAACCGATGAATGCACCTTTATATTCTCGCCGTCCATTACTTCAATGAACGGTAAGAAGACGATGTGCTACGTCCCCGGATCCATTAATTCAGCCTGGCGCACTGCCCTGCGTCGTGCAGGCGTCCGACAAAGACGGTCTTATGAAACCAGGAACACATATGCGTGCTGGGCACTGGTCGCCGGAGCGAACCCAAATTTCGTTGCGCACCAGATGGGCCATTCGTCAGCGCAAATGCTATTCACGGTTTACGGTAAATGGATGACCGAGAATAACCATGACCAGGTGGGCATTTTGAACGCATCATTTACTCAAAATGCCCCACTGATGCCCCATAGAAAAACCGCATAACCTTAACTATCTGATTTAACATATTAATATCACTTCAATCATGATTCATCTGGATGAGCAAGGTCGGCTCTTTTGCCTTTAGCTTCCTGCCGGTAATGTTCTGTATCGCCATTCCTCTGGGTCTGGCGCGCGAAAATAAAGGCGTGGCGGCGTTTGCGGGCTTCGTTGGCTATGCGGTCATGAACCTTGCGGTTAACTTCTGGCTGACTGCCAAAGGGATCCTGCCCACGACCGACGCGGCGGTACTGAAAGCCAATAACATTCAGAGCGTGATTGGTATTCAGTCCATCGATACCGGGATCCTTGGAGCCGTGATCGCGGGGGTGATTATCTGGATGCTGCACGAGCGCTTCCACAACATCCGCCTGCCCGATGCGCTGGCCTTCTTCGGCGGGACCCGCTTTGTGCCAATCATTACGCTGGTTGTGATGGGTCTGTTTGGTCTGATCATCCCTCTGATTTGGCCGATTTTTGCCATGGGGATCACCGGTATCGGCCGCATTATCAACGGCGCGGGTGATTTCGGCCCGATGATTTTCGGTACGGGTGAACGTCTGCTGCTGCCATTTGGTTTACAGCACATCCTGGTTGCCCTGATCCGCTTTACCGAAGCCGGCGGTACCATGGACGTTTGCGGTCATTCCGTTAGCGGTGCGCTGACCATCTTCCAGGCCCAGCTGAGCTGCCCGACCACTCACGGCTTCTCTGAAAGTGCGACGCGTTTCCTCTCTCAGGGTAAAATGCCTGCCTTCCTCGGCGGCCTGCCGGGCGCAGCGCTGGCGATGTACCACTGTGCCCGTCCGGAAAATCGTCATAAAATTAAAGGTCTGCTGATCTCCGGCGTTATTGCCTGCGTGGTGGGCGGTACGACAGAACCTATCGAGTTCCTGTTCCTGTTCGTAGCGCCGGTACTGTACCTCATCCACGCCGTACTGACGGGCCTGGGCTTTACCGTGATGGCTGTGCTCGGTGTGACCATCGGTAACACCGACGGTAACGTGATTGACTTCGTGGTCTTCGGTATCCTGCACGGTCTGTCCACCAAATGGTATCTGGTGCCGGTTGTGGCCGCCATCTGGTTCGCGGTTTACTACGGGATCTTCCGCTTCGCCATCACCCGCTTTAACCTGAAAACGCCTGGCCGCGATACCGATACGGCCACCAGCGTTGAACAGGCGGTAGCCGGCACCATTGGGAAATCCGGATATAACACGCCGGCTATTCTGGCGGCGCTGGGCGGTGCGGATAACATTACCTCTCTGGATAACTGCATCACCCGCCTGCGTTTGTCGGTGGCGGACATGTCCAAAGTGGATACCAACGCACTTAAAGCTAACCGGGCTATCGGCGTGGTACAGTTAAATCAACACAATTTGCAGGTTGTCATTGGCCCGCAGGTACAGTCAGTGAAGGATGAGCTGGCAACCCTGATGCGAACCGTCGAAGCCTGA